AATACGACAATAATCAAGATTTTGGTTATGCCTATTTTAGAGATGAACTAAAAGGGCGAGAAGATTGTAATCCAGATATTAATATTGAGATGAAAGATAAAGAGAACAATCCTCATCAACGTAAATTTCAAGATGCTAATGACAAATATCTTGGAACTAATGGTGGTCGTGATAACCAAACCTCTTACGCAAGAGAGTGGAACAATAATTATGTTCTTGACTTAATTGGTCGTGAATATTGTAGAGATAGATCAATCGCTTGTAATAAAGAGGAATATGATACTCTCATGTTTTGGCAACAATCTAAAGGTCAGTTAATAACTGCCCACCAAAAATGGATTGAAAGTATTTTAAATCAAATGAAAGAAATTAAACTTGGTTTAAAAGGTTATAAATATTTAGACGAGGCGATTGAGTTATGTACTGAACTCGGCTTGTCGGTTAATGACGCAGAAATAATTAGAACTAACTCAACTGGTCTAGTTATTTACAATCCAAAAAATCTGGCGGATAGAATAAAAGGTATGAAGAATAAAAACATATCAAGAGCAGATAAGATCGCGGCTAGATTAAAATATAATCAACAACAATCACAACAATAATACTTCTTGACATATTGGGATATTTACTATAATATCCCAGTATGTATAACAATAAAGGAGAAAGTAAAATGGAAAAAGTAATCCTAGTAGTGGAGGTAGTTAAATATCAAAACATACCTAACGGCTACTCAATAAGAAAGGTTGCTCAAACTTTAGACGAGGCGGCAAAATATAAAGTGTCACTTGAAAATCTAAATGACAGCAATACTACATCTTATGAATTGTTCAATGGATTTGGACAGTTTGAAATAGAAGAAATAAAGAAAGTAGAAAGTGAGGAAACTAATGACGAAATTAGATTCTAGCATTTTTTACATTAAATACTACGCAACAAAGTATGGCGAAACTATTGAGAGGAAAGGACAACTTGATGGAATTGCTAAAGGCGAGTTTATTTCTAAAAAAGGATATCCATGTTTTAATTATTTGGATATCTGGGCTACTGAAAAATTTGGCAAGCCACAGTATAGAACTGCTAGTTTTAAATGGGAGTTCAATGATACTGCAACTTTAGATGTAAATCACATTGAAAGTGTTTTAAAGTAAATGAGATACTGTCAAGGAACAAAGTGCCACCGATACAAAACGAAAGATCGTATTCGTGGCACGAAAGGAAACAAGTCTTATCAAACTAGACGCAGATCACATATGTATTATGGTGAAGGAAATTTCTGTTCATTCAGATGTCAAGAGGATTGGATTAATCAAAACATTGAACAAGCCTTAAATCATTTCGGAAGAATAACTGAACCGAAGAAAGTGATGTGTGATGATGCATGGTATAAACAATATGATTGGCGCAATGGCACTCGTCATTACTTTGTTAATGATTTACTAGGTCAACGCATTCCAATTACATCACAACAATACAATGATGAGAACTTAATCAAACCTAATTAGAGAATAACTATCCCAATAGTTATGCATGAACTGGGCG